CTCTCGGGCGCGAGTTAGCCACTTAAGTTTGTTACTGTACTCTTTTTCAACAGTAACAACTGGGCCAAATTCGCGAACAGGGGACTTCCTTTCAACGACTCGAGAAAATCCACTCGGGTCAACCGACCGCACGTAACTCCAACCGGAGGTCTCTAAGGTCCACATTCGCCTCAATTCAGGGATGGTTTCTCTCCTGAAATGAGTAAAGAACTCCCTCGCACCGAGGACTTGACCAATATACTTCCTTAACAGTATAGGATCAGTCTTTGTGACGCGAGGTGCAGCCCAACGAAGTGCCTTTGGAGACCCGAACCTCTCGATTGCGTACGCTTTTTTCTCCGAAGTCCGCACATACCCTGAACATAAATTGTCATTCAGGGGGGGACTTTCGGGGAGAATTGAAACTCCATTCCTACGTACGGATATCTCGGGTGAATCACTTTCCACAAGTTCATGCCAATTACGGCTCACACTTTTTAGACCCCAGTAATAACGGGCCATAAATGCGTGGGCCTCCTTGCTGTTCTTGCAGATAGGAGGAAACAATCCGAGACCGCCAAGTGAGCGCGGTACGTCTAGGAGGAGAGCGAGGTCGAGCTGGTAGGGGTGGGGGTCGAGGAGGGGGGAGCGGAGGAGGTCAATCCACGATTCGGCAGGAGCCACGTGAGCTTTACCCTGGATCCCAAGGAGCATTGCGGGCAGAACAGAGCCTACATTCCTTGGTCGAGATCCGGGTCTCCTACGAAAGACCCATAATTGTGAGTTAATAGTAAAGAACTCAGGGTCTTGAGGAGATTTTGCGGGAGAAGCCACGCCGCCGATGATTGCGAATGACCGGAGCCATCGAGAGGAGGGGGATGAGGGGGGAGCGACTTGGACGGGGCCCCATTCAACAAGATCATCACCGTTAACACCACAACCGCGATATTCATGAATCGCTTTGAAAAAGTCCTTATCTTTCTTGAATAATAAGGGCTGCACTAGGTTGTTAGCGTCGAGATGAGCGAGCAGGGACATCCAACAGAGGATCGGGAAGGAGAAGTCAGATGCCATAAGCTGACCTCTCATTTGCACGACATCATTGATTATGGCATGCGTGCACGTGTTCTTCAGTTCGCTAGCGTCTAGATCAAACGTCACAGCGAGTCTGTCAAGGACAACGTCCGCAAAGCTACTATCAAAGTAGTCAGTGCAACACTTTCCGTCTCCGGAGGAAAAGGTCCACCCGTCTGGGAGCCCCCCGTCCTGCTGAAACACGTCAGCGGCCCAGTCTTCAACCGACCTCCCACTTACCATCCAAGCGCACTTACGGAGCCTCTTGAACATGAACCTATTCAAGAACGCATACCTCTGGTAGTAAACTGAACTGACATTAATAGTTCGAAGCTTTCCACCTGAAAGTATGGTCTCTGCTCGTGCGTGTGGTGTGGGACTTCCTTCCATTCTCTCTAAGTATAAAGCTACTCTCTTGCCCCCTTTGGAGCGGGGGAGTTCAAGACATGCTTTACCAGAGTTTGGAGCGAAGACGTCGTGTGAG